CATCAACTGAAACACAAACTGCGAAAAAGTTTTTTACATTTTAATTATGGAAAGTTTAAAATTTTGGAATCCAAATGGATTTGATATAGCAAGTTATAAGTGGCTATTAAAAGAAAGAAAGAATAAAGAATTATTAGGAAACGGTTCAGATGCTGGAACTTGTTATTATACATTCAATGAGTTAGGATTTAGAGGTGATTCACCTAAAAAGAAAGGATTGAAAATAATGTCAGTTGGATGTTCTCACACTGAAGGAATAGGTGTACATGATAGACAAACTTGGTCACATTGTTTATCTAGAATGATACCAAATGGTGTTGATTTAAATTTGGGTATAAGTGGTAGAAGTAATGATTATATTGCCAGAAGTATTTTAACTTGGGTAGACGAATTAAAACCATCAATAGTATTGGTGATGTACACATATCCTCATAGGAGAGAATTCTACAGAGATAATGGTGATGTAGAACCATACCACCCAAATCCTTGGGGATATTTTGATGAAGAAAAAGAAGGTAGAATGATATGGGCTAATAAAATTGCATCATCAAATGATAAAGAAGATTTTATAAATTGGTATAAAAATCACCAATTAATAACTTATTATTTGAAATCAAAACAAATTCCGTTTATTTGGAATGGTACATTTGTTGGGACGGAATATACCGATGAAAGTAGATTTGATGGTGATTATCCAAATTTTAAAGATAGTCACACACATGCAACATCACTTCAAAATGAAGAATACGCAAAAAATCTATACAAATATATTAAAGAAAATTTTGAAATATAAAAAAAATAAACTAAATTACGAAAAATAAATTATATACAATGAAAAAGCAATTAGAATTATTTCCGGAAGAGAAATTACAAAATCAGGATGCAGATATTATTGGTGTATCTGAAGCAACTCCAATCGCAGATGTAGAATGGTGTTTTCAATTTTTTAATAATGAGCCTATAGTGTTTGCATGGTCAGATGAAAATTCAGAGCCATCACCATTAACATTACGAATCCAACCAATAGAAGGACAAGGATTAAATTTTCAACAAAATGGAATGCAGTTCACAATCTTCCCAAGACCAATTTCGGAAGAATCAAAATTAGAGAGAGAAAAATCTAAAGAAAATAACTAATTATTATGAGCTTTTTTCAAAACGATATTAGTAAGAGAGAGCATAGTTTGTGGGTGGAGAAATACCGCCCACAAACACTTTCCGAATATGTAGGCAATGAAACCGTAAAGGAAACCATTCAGCAGTATTTGGATAATAATGATATTCCACATTTGTTATTACATGGTAAAGCAGGAACTGGTAAAACCACACTTGCAAAACTAATTGTAAATACAATCAAATGTGATAGTATGATTATCAACGCATCGGATGAGAACAACGTAGATACAGTTCGTAATAAGGTGAAGAACTTCGCATCCTCTATGGGATTTGCAGGATTTAAGATTATCATTTTGGATGAGTTTGATTATATGACTCCAAACGCACAGGCAATCTTGCGTAACTTAATGGAGACATTCTCTAAACATTGTAGATTTATCTTAACGTGTAACTATCACGAAAAGATTATTGACCCAATCAAAAGTAGATGCCAAACATTTGCAATCACACCACCTACAAAGAAAGATGTTGCAATTCAGGTTACTAGAATTTTAGATGCTGAAAAAATCAAATACGATGTTAAGAATGTTGCTGATATTATCAGTTCATATTATCCTGATATTCGTAGAATCTTAAATACTTGCCAATTACAATCTGCAAAAGGAGAGTTGAAAGTAGACCATCAAATTATGGTTGAATCTAATTTCCAAACAAAATTGGTAGATTTGTTAAAAGCAAATGATGATAAGAGAAATATGTTTATGAATATCAGACAAGCAGTTGCTGATAATAGATTAAACGATTATTCGGAAATGTATTCTATGTTATATAGTAGAGTTGATGAATACGCAGCAGGTAATACTGCCAATGTAATCTTAACTATTGCAGAAGGATTATCCAAAGATGCATTAGTAGTAGATAAAGAAATAGTGTTTATGAGTACAATTATTCAAATTTTAAATATTATAAAATAATGGAACAAGGATTACCGAATGGTGTCAGCCTAAATGATGCGAGAGATATGGTATGTGAATGTGGAAATAAAACATTTATGCCAGGATATAGATTTAAAAAATTAAGTAAAATAATGACTGGCAATGCACAAGATTCAATCATTCCAATTGAAATGTATCTTTGTACCCAGTGTGGAAAAGCATTGCAAGAGTTATTACCTTTGGAATTAAGAGACACCCCACCATCAATAGTATAATAATGGCAGGAAAAAAACTATTTGACCATATTGCTGCAATCACATCGGAGCAAGACCCAAAGTATTTTGATAAACTTACAGAGGAAGATGTTAAGTCGTGGAGCAACTTTATGATTAACAGATTTCTTTCTATGAAACCAGAATGGGTAGAACTGATTGCAACTATATTACCTTTGACTCAAACATTAGAACCGAGGGAAATGTATAAGTTGTATATCAGTATCATACCCAAAGGCAAGTATTATCTAAAATACATCAAAGGAAAGGGAGAAGAAAAATACGAATCATTTTTAGTTGATTTAATTAAGAAAGAATACGATTGTTCAGAAAGACATGCAATAGATTATGCTGAAGTCCTATATGCAACCAGAGAAGGTAGAGAGCATATAAAATATGTATGTGAGAAATATGCCGTTGATAAAAAACAAATTACGAAGCTAAAATTAAAGATTTAATGTTAGGTAAAAAATATTTGGTAGCAAATGGGTGTTCCTTTACGGAAGGCCATATGCTAGGAAATGAAGGAGCATGGCCTAAATTTTTAGGAGAAAAACTAAATTTAGAGGTTGTGAATATAGGTAAAGGTGGTAGTGGAAATGATACCATTACGTGGAGAACTTTAGAATTTTGCGTTAGAATTTTGCGAAATCAAAAAAGATATTGCAGAAAATTCATTATTTGTTATTCAATTAACAGAATGTTTGAGATACCATGTCTATTATGATGATATGCGAACCCCACCACAAGAATGGCATGTAACTCCATTATGTTTTCAGAGACATATGAATTCTTTTAAAGATGGTAATGGTGCATCAAAATGGATTTATAAAAATAAAGATGAATTGATTTATGTATACAACAACATAACATTTGCATTATATAAAACATTTCAAAATATACTATCACTAACTTCTTATTTTGAATCAAAAGGATATCCTTACATAATATTTGATGGTATAAATGACCATAAACCATTTGAGCATAACGGAAATTTTTATCTAAAAGAATCTAATTCTGATAACATAAATGAAGAATTTAAAATAAAAACATATATTTAAACAAATTCCAGCAATGCTTAAATTCTTTTTTGATAAAGGTATTACCGAATTTAATGATTGTGACCATTATTTTAAAGGAAATTCAGGTCATCCAAATTTAGAAGCGTGTGACATTTGGACTGATATATTAAAAAATTATATTGAAGAAACATTTGGAAAAACGAAATAAATTGTGTATATTGTATTTAAATAACACACTATGGCAAGAGTTTCGTTTTCCCAATACAGTATGTGGTCTTCATGTCCCCATCAATACAAACTGGCTTACATAGATGGTTTGAGAGAATCATCATCTAGCATCCACACCGTATTTGGTTCTGCAATGCATGAGACTTTGCAAGAATATTTAAGTAGATGTTTGCGTATTTCTAAATCGCAAGCAGATAAGAATATGAATACAAAGGAGTTTCTCAAAGAAAAAATGAGAGAATCCTTTTTAAAAGAATCAAACGAAGGACAAAATCCAATATGTTCCAAAGAAGAGTTAGTTGAGTTTTTAGAAGATGGTAATCTTATTTTAGATTACTTTCAGAAGTCTAAAAATTTCAACAACTTTTTTTCATTAAAAGATGATGAGTTGATTGCAATAGAGCAACCAATCAATACCAAAATTGCAGAAAATGTAAACTTTTTAGGATTCATTGACTTTATTGTTAGAAGTAAATCAACGGGTAGATACCGTATTACGGATTTCAAAACCTCAACTAGAGGCTGGACCAAAACCCAAAAAGCAGACTCGGTTAAAAGTACTCAATTACTTTTATACAAAAAGTTTTACGCAGAATTACTAAACATATCAGAAGATATAATAGATGTAGAATTTATTATTTTAAAGCGTAAGGTATCCGAAAATACAGATTATAACATTCCTCGTATCAGTAGACACGTACCTGCTAGTGGTAAACCATCTATGAATAAGGCATGGAAAGGGTTTACTGAATTCGTTAATAATGTGTTTGACCAGAGTGGTGAATATAATGTAGATTCAAAATATCCTAAATATCCATCAAAACTTTGTGATTGGTGTGAATTTAAACAAAGAGGAATTTGTGATGGAAAAATATAAAAAACAATAATTATTTATAAAAAGAGTTATGGCAAAAAAGAAGATTTTATTATTATCGGACGACTTGCGAATGTCGAGTGGTATAGCTAATGTTTCCAAACAATTAGTTATGGGAACGGTTGATAAATATGATTGGGTTCAATTAGGTGCAGCAATCAAACATCCAGAAGCAGGTAAGATTTTAGATTTAAACGAAAGTGTTAGAGAACAAACGGGTGTAAAAGATGCGAATGTAAAAATTTACCCATCAGATGGTTATGGTAATCCAGGCATTATTCGTCAATTATTGATGGTAGAAAAGCCTGATGCTATCTTACACTTTACTGACCCTAGATATTGGATTTGGTTGTATGAAATTGAACATGAAATTCGTCAATCAGTTCCCCTTTTCTTTTATCACATTTGGGATGATTTACCAGACCCAAAATACAATAGAGATTATTACGAAAGTTGTGATTGGATTGGATGTATTTCAAAGCAAACTTATGGGATTACTCGTAGAGTTTGGGGATGGGATAAAGAAAAGCATTGGACACCACCTGCTGATTGGCAAGTAAGTTATGTACCGCATGGTATCAATTCGGATTTGTATAAGCCAGTTGAAGTACCAGCTGATTTCAAAAAAGAAATCTTTGGTGAAAAGGAATACGATTTTGTTTTATATTGGAATAATAGAAACATTCGTAGAAAACAACCAATTGATGTAATTCTTGCATTTGATAAATTTGTGGAGGCATTAGCTCCAGAGCATAGAAGTAAAGTATGTTTATTGATGCACACTAATCCAGTTGAAGAGCATGGAACGGATTTACCGAGAACTATAGCAGAGTGTTGTTCATCTGAAACAAATGTAGTATTCGCTCCAAACCGATATACAGAAGAACAATTGAATTATCTTTATAATTTGGGAGATGTAACAATTAACGTAGCATCTAACGAAGGATTTGGATTAGCAACTGCAGAATCGGTAATGGCAGGAACTCCAATTATTGTAACGGTAACAGGTGGATTGCAAGACCAATGTGGGTTTAGAGATATTACAACTGGAAAATTACTAACCGCAGAAGATTATGTAGAGATAGGTTCATTACATGATAGACATAAAAAAGCAGGTGTAGTTTGGGGAGATTGGGTTAAACCAATTTGGCCAGTTCGTTCAACCACGGGTTCAGTTCCTACTCCTTATATTTTTGATGATAGGGTTGATTTCGAAGATATATCACCATTGATTATGGAATGGTATTTAACTCCAAAAGAAGATAGAGATGCAGCAGCATTAAAAGGAAGAAAATGGATGTTAGGTGATGGATTGTTGAGCAGAGAAGCAATGTGTAAAACACTATCAGATGGTATGGAAGGTGCATTTGAAAATTGGAAACCAAAGAAAAAATTTAAGTTAATAGAGTTATAATATGAAACCAACATTAGTATTTCAGGCACCAATTGCAACAAGAAGTGGGTATGGTGA